ATGGGCGCGAAGTTGCCACGTGTCATTGGTGAGTTACTTGAGCCAAAGGTAGATTGGCGCGAGGTCTTGCGAGACTTTGTGACATCCTCTACACGAGGTAAGGACGAGATGACATGGCGACGTATGAATCGTAGGCAGTTGGCGAATGACATCTATATGCCAAGCGTAATCAACGAAACCATAGGCGAGGTAGTGGTTGCTATCGACACATCAGGTTCTATCGGAAGTGAGGAACTGTCCGTGTTTGCCACGGAACTGGCGTCAATTTGCGAGGTTGTCGAGCCCGAGGTTGTTCGCATATTGTGGTGGGATACGGCGGTTGCGGGGCAACAAGTATTCAACGGCAATTACCAAGACATCGTGAAGTCACTCAAGCCCGAGGGCGGTGGCGGTACTCACGTGAGTTGCGTGTCCGAGTACATCTCCAAGGAGAAGATCAATGCCGAATGTGTCATTGTATTCACCGATGGGTATGTGGAGTCAGACATAAAGTGGGAGATAAATATACCGACTTTGTGGCTAGTAACCGATAACAAGTCGCTTGAGGTTCCCTCAGGTAAGAAAGTTGTATTTGACAAGGAGAATTGAAATGGGATTATTAACTTATAACAGATTGCAAACAATCACATCGACTCAGAAACCATACAGAGGGACGACAGATCGTTTTCCCCTTGCATCGCGTAGGCACATCCACAAGAACTTTTATGTAGATGAGTTGAATGGCGAGCGTATCTTTCGCATCACATATGGCAACTACTCCAAAGAGTTTGCTATCACGAAAGAGATGTATGAGACAAACACATCGAAATTCTACGAATGTCAATGGCGCGATGTCAATGATCCTCTACGCTATGTGAGGTATGAAACGCATCCGCGAGAACTAGGCATACTGTACCCTGACAATACATTTGAGTTTACTGCGTCATGGTATGGGCAAGGTGAGAGACAGTTATTGTCGAGTGGCATAGGGACGCTATCTATCAGTACACGGCATGGTGGAATGGTACTTAGGACTGGGCGTGTAGGCATGATGCATCCGATATTCAAGAACATGAGAATCGACATGGACACCATGAGGGTTCACGATTCATCTGTATACAGAATGTATGGGCGTCGTGTTAACCGAGCCGAGGGCAAGAAGTATCTTAAACAATACGAAGACTTCTTCAAGGTGTCCGAGGTCATGCTCAAGACGATGGACTGGAAGACATTCATGCAAGGTTCGGCTGATGTACTGAAAGAGGTCATGGGTGAGGTGTGGTTCAACCAAGCGCATTGGCTAGAAGATCATGTCAGGAGAGACTTTGCAAAGAAAGCATTCGAGAAAGTACATACTGCGCCGTTCGATGCGTGCGTGTTGTACTGTGTGGCGTATGACATCAACAGAGTGTATTGGCTTGCTCACAACGAGCGCTATCACGATAGTGGCAATACTGAGAATCTACACGCTAACATGAGGAGGCGAGTGAGCAAAGAGCTATACAAAGCGAATCCATCAGTGATGAATATCGTAGAGTATGAGATGGGCAAAGACTATCCCGCGAGTGAATGGGGATTAGATATTTTTGTTAACAACAAAGAAGTTGAACAGTTATAAACATTTTAATCAAGGAGAAAGTTATGGAACAAGTCATAATGAAAAACATGGTCACCGATGAGCTAGTGAGTGCACTAGAACAAGCAGAGGTGAAGAATCTCATACGCGACCTAGCGTTTACCTATGGGTTGAAGGTTATCCGCGCCACGCATGACGTAAGACTACCATTCTTTACACCAAAGCCCAATGAATTCCTAATGGGCTATGCTAGTAATGGCATGGCGGTGTGCAAGGTATGGACAGACAAGTCCCTTGACAACAAGACGCAGTATTGCCTACGAACACCATTCGCGAAGAAAGAGCGTGGCTCAGATCCTGCGGATCGAGAGACATGGCATAGTGTAAAAATCTCAACGCTGATGGGTACGATCAAACGCCACGATGTATTGATTAGTCCGAATGAACTAGTGACTAGTCATCTCAAGAGACGAGTAGAAGAAGCTATGTCGTATCAGAGAGAAGTACTAGGTAACTCTGGAAAGTCTATCAATGAGTTGAAGGCTGACGATGTTCATGCTCTATTGTTGACAGTACTAGGTGAAAGTCCTAGTGCGATGGGCTATCATTTAGATATAAATAAATGTAAAATTGTACTTGACAAATACAATCAAGCCCATACAATAAAGTTGAAGAAGGTCGAAGAAGAGAATAGATTCTTTGGTAATCCATTGTATGCCATAGGCGCAGACGGAGAAGACTTAGTGATAGGCATCATAAAGCGTAGAGTAGATGATAAGGCAGATAAGATTGTCTATGAAATACACAAGCCGTTCGAGCGCGTGCGTAACTTAGATAATTATCCTGATCTCATTGCGCCCATGACGATGGCTAAGATCGCGCTAGAAGATAAAAAACTGGTGTCAAATATCGTTCCACGGCATGATGGATTCTCAGATAGTCTCGACATGGCGTTCACATCTGGTTCAGAAATCAGTGAATATCACTATCAATGGTTATTTACACCATTCACAGGAACACTATGACTCCCGAAGGCAAAGTCAAAATGCAAGTGAAAAAGATACTGTCGCGTATAGACGCGTACAGTACTGCCCCAGTAACAGGAGGTTATGGCGCTAGTGGTTGCCCTGACATCCTGATCTGTCTACGAGGAAGGTTTGTAGCGATAGAGTGCAAGGCGCAAGGCAACAAACCGACCAAGCTACAAACGATGCACATGAGAAACATCGAGAGATGTGGGGGTGTGACATTCGTCATCGATGAGAATAACGTAGGACAACTAGAGGAGATGCTAAATGGAATTAACTAAGAAAATCAAATTGAGGACAGTTGAGAAACTGATCGCACCACCCAAGCCACCATTGGCTACGGACAGGAATTCAAAGTTCGTATGGCGCGCGGGCGCGGATGTTATGTCCACGTTCAAGCGTCAGGGATGGATACCACCGAGCGAGTATCGTAACGATTACTTGTTCAAGACTAACCGAGAAATGCCCGATGTTAAATGAACAGGATAAGGAATATATGCGACATCTCTATGCGATGTTCGCCATTACTACTCAGAATTGGGGGCAATGGCACATGGACAGTTGCGCAGAGAAGTGCTTTCAAATTGCTGATGCAATGATGCGGGCAAGCGAGCCCGACCAAAACGGTATCGTTTCCGTCAAACGAAAATACAATCAGGGAGAGAATGATGGCGAATAAAGCCCAAAAAGTTAGAGACTACATGAGAGCGCACCCAACTGCCACGCCAGTAGAGATCGCTGAGAAGTGTAAAGTCCCACGTCAATACGTGTACCAAGTCAGGTCTGATATGACTAAAAAAGCACTTGCAAAATTTACATTGCCAAACGGCAAGTTAAAAATCAGGATGCAATCGTCACAAGATAAAAAATGGCAACCACCCGAGTTGCTACCTGTGCCACCCATCGACAATGTGAATCATCCACCACACTACAAAGTAGGCGGTATTGAGACGATTGACTTCATCGAGGCGAAGGGTCTTGACTATCACTTGGGTAATGTCGTCAAGTACATTACACGCGCAGATCACAAGACCAACAAGTTGGAAGACTTGAAGAAGGCTGAGTGGTATCTTCAACGAGCAATCAGCAAATTAGCATAAGTTTTTAGCCTTGGGGAGTTGCGACTCGCACTCCCCTTTTTTGTAGCTATACAACACACTATTTAAGGATTCAAAATGAACGCTGGTGTAGAAATATTACTATCGAGGATGGAGAGCCACCCCGAAGAATTCTTCAGAGACAGTCGATGGCTAAACATCATCAGAGATTTTACTAAAGACTTTGAAGAAAACGAAGTTAAAGCATTAGATGAGGGTCTACGGAAGTGTAGATTGCAAGAATTCAACGGCTTGGTCATGCAACGGATTGTGAATGAACAAGCAGAAGATATTGCGTCACTACGATACATGAAACAAATAAATCCTGTTACAGCAACAGGATGGACAACAATTAACGGAGATTCAAAATGAACGCTGGTGTAGAAATTGTTTTAAAGAGAATGGAGACTCACCCCGAGGAGTTTTACTATGGGGTTGAGAAGTGGTCGTTCATCTATAAGGAATATTATAGAGACGCACTCACCGAAACAGAGAAGGGCATGATCTTTGACAAGATCAAACAAGTCCGATTGAACGAACTCACAGGAAAGGTTATGACAACTTTAACTGATGAGAAAGAAAACGACGAGTTTGAGAACAAGAGTGAAGTGAGTACTGGTACTTACCGCATGGGAAACAAACCGCAGATAAAAGCACAAGGAACTTGCGCGCCCTCCTCCTTATTTGGTATGGCGCAGGCGAAAGCAGAAGGACATAAGGTCGGCTATAAATGAGTTTAATCACTCTAGACTTTGAGACTTATTACTCTCAAGACTTTTCTCTGACGAAACTCACAACTGAGGAGTACATCAGAGACAAGCGCTTTGAGGTGATCGGTGTCGGGGTAAAAGTTGATGACAACGCAGCGGAGTGGTTTAGTGGCACGCATCAGGAGATACATAAATATCTATCCACACTCCCGTGGAAGGATAGTCAACTGCTTTGCCACAACACGCTATTTGACGGCGCGATCCTCCACTGGCGGTTCAACCTAACCCCTAAGCTATATCTCGATACGCTGTGCATGGCGAGAGCTGTGCATGGCGTAGACGTAGGCGGATCGCTTGCCTATTTAGCCGAGCGCTATGAGCTAGGAGTTAAAGGCACAGAGGTCGTGGACGCTAAAGGGAAGGTGAGAACTGGTTTCCTAAATAGCGAGCTTGCCCGATACGGCGAGTACTGCAAGAATGACGTAGAGCTAACTTTTAGGCTTTTCCAAATCTTGTCGAGAGAGTTTCCCGCAGAAGAACTTCAATTGATAGATTTAACATTGCGTATGTTCACCCATCCAATTTTGGAAGTCGACGACGCATTGCTGGTGGAAAGATTGGAGGAGCTGAAGGCAGAGAAACAGGAGCTTCTTAACTCTTTGAAAGAGAGGCTAGGGTGCGAAAATACGGAAGAGGTGCGCAAGAAACTAGCAAGCAATAACAAGTTTGCAGAGGTTCTTAAGAGCTTTGGAGTAACGCCTCCTAAGAAGACGAGCCTTGTAACAGGTAAAGAAACTCTAGCCCTTGCCAAGAACGACGAAGGGTTCATTGCGCTGACCGAACACGAGGATGTCAATATCCAAGAACTCTGTGCGGTGAGACTCGGTACAAAGTCCACACTGGAAGAATCAAGGATTGATAGATTCATTAGCATCGGTGCGCGTAACAAGGGACGCCTACCTATTCCACTCAAGTATTACGGCGCACACACTGGTCGTTGGGCGGGTTCAGATAAGGTTAACTTTCAGAATCTTCCTAGCCGAGACAAGAAAAAGAAAACACTGAAGAACGCCGTCATCGCTCCCGAAGGATACGTGGTGATTAACTGCGACTCCTCACAGATCGAAGCGCGAGTGCTTGCGTGGCTGGCTGGGCAAGATGACTTGGTGCAGTCGTTCGCGAAGGGCAATGATGTGTACTCTGAGTTTGCAACAAAGATATACGACAAGCCCATCAGCAAAGCGAATCCTGTGGAACGGTTCGTTGGTAAGACTTGTATTCTGGGACTAGGGTATGGGACTGGCTCAAAAAAGTTACAGCACACGCTCAAGACTCAACCACCAGGCGCAGAGCTAGATGATGACAAGTGTGATGAGATTATTAAAATTTATCGTGACACAAATAACAAGATCATCCAGTTGTGGAAAGCGGGTGATACGGCATTGGGTCGACTCATACACTGGGGTGATAGGAAGAAATATTACTATGGAAAGAACAGATGCGTGAAGGTGACGGAGAAGGGATTGCAGTTGCCCAACGGACTGTACATCACTTATCCTGATCTGCATCTCGACACGAGTGAGAATAATAGCCGATACGTGTATCAGTCACGCAAGGGCCCTGTGTCTGTGTGGGGCGGGTCAGTTGTGGAAAACGTAGTACAAGCCCTAGCGCGAATTATCGTGGGAGAGCAGATGATAAAGCTCACTGAGAAGTATCGTCCTGTTCTCACAGTTCACGACGCGGCGGTGTGCGTCGTACCAGAGGATGAAGTTGAAGAAGCGATGGCGTTCATCATCAGCGTGATGTCTACGCCTCCCGAGTGGGCGACGGGCTTACCTGTTGCCTGTGAAGCAAAGTACGCACGCTCTTATGGAGAATGTTGATGATTGATCTGGACATAATAATTTACGCAATGGCATTACTCTGCTCCGTGGTCTGCGCGGTTATGGTGATGCTCATTCTTTGGTTAACTTACTTGGTGATGAATTATGACTAACGCAGTGGAAGCAAGGGGACAAGAATGAC